TCATCTTCGCCACTCACTGGATTATATGTTTTATTATCTGTATAGAATGATATAGTAGTTGTAAACCCAAAATCATCATCTGCATCAGCATTTGCTGGATTAGGTACAACAATTACTCTTTCTTCCCTAGGTGTAGGTGGTTTGTCAGTATCAGCATATAAATCAGCTTGTGTGGATTTAATAACACTTGCATTTGACATAGGACCGTACAGATAAGTTTTAGCAGTAAAGTTTAATGTATAGATTACTGCTCTTCTTCTTGTAAAGTCACCGTTATAACTATCTTCATAGCTCACAGTGTTTAAAATAATTGGTACATCTCTTTTTAAATTCATTTCAGGTATTACATTAACTGTCACTGTATAGTCTGGTTGAAAGTAAGGTAATATCTGTTCAACAATTTGTAGGCCATTTTCTGCCGTTGCTGTAAAAATATTTAAACTAAAATCTATATTATATGGCACAGGTGAATAATTAAAATTCATAACTTTGCCATCTGCTTCGTTAGATTTTACTCTAACAGTTTTATTCATCTTGTTTAATTTTCTGTTTGCATCATAAGATAAACCTGTAATCTCAAAACTCATACGAGGTAATACAATTGCAAACTCTCTATTTTCTAAATTAGCTTGTTGGTCTAATCTAACTAAAAACTTTTCTTTAGGTGCATATGCTAAAGGCACTCTTAATCTTTTTGTAACAGCACCGTCTGAGGCAGTGTTTTGTACATAGATATTATTAAAGACTTGGCCAAAACCAATGACTAACTTTCTAACACCTTCGTTGTAAAAATGATTACCAAACATTATTCGTCTACCTCACCAAATGGGTTTCTTTCTGTAAAGTCTAAAATATCATCTGCAATAGAAGCTGTATCATAACCTGCTTCAGTATTTAAATCTAAGTTATCTGCATATGGCGATTGTGTCTGTATGTTAGTTGCACCTGGACTATATGTTTCTTGCATTAAGAAAGCAGGTTGACCACTTGCATAGTCTAAGTAGTCTTCTAACATAATTGAACCTTCACCATCTAGTGCCACTTGACCAACTTCTAATGATACTTTATGTTGTAATATATCAAGTGTTCTATTGTCTTCGTATTGGTCAATAACTTCATTACCTGTATCAAGTTTTTCTGAAGCGTATTCCCAACGAGTAACTTTAAGTTTGTACACCGGTAAGTTACCTAATTGAAAGAATGGCTCTTGGTCTTCAACAAATAGAATTTCAAAAAATGAATTCATTAAAGGCACATATAAAATGTCGCCTTCGTTTGGTCGACCAGCTGCAATTAAATTTGCTGTGTTTGATACATGCTCTTCAAATCTTCTCTTAGAAACAACCAATGTAGTGTCATCTCTAATTTCTAAACCAAACTTATTAATGATTTCTTGTTCACCAGCAAATCCTTCGTTTGTTTCAAAATACATTTCAATTGCATAACTATCATCAAACTTAGATGTAGTATCTTCACCAAAGATTAAGTCCCTATTTACAAGGGTACGAGGCATATAGAAAACATCTTGGCCATATATTTTTAGGCCTTCGATAATTAAATTTTCGTGTAGTCTTTTCTCGTTGTCGTTGCCAATGCCTCGGCCTGCCTGGAAATAGTGATTAACTGCCATGGCATTATCCTATCATCATTGCTGGATTTAATTCGAAAGTGCTTCTAATCTCTTGTTCTAGTTTTTCAATATCTTGCATTGCTTGTTGATAGATTTCAACACCGTTAAGTGTCACACCACCAATCATCTGAACACCACCAAATTTTGATAAATTAGCACCCCATTGTTTTTTAAACAAGGCAGTTGTGTATCTCTTTAAGTAAATATCATTCCACACATCTGTGTAGGTTGCTGGGTCTAACTTACGATAACACTCAATAACAAGGTATTCATCTGTCGCTAAATCATTTGTCCAGTCCATATCAATGTATAGTCTGTTGTCGTGTTGATTGAAACGAATTGGTTTTTCACCAACTAAAATGTGGTCTAAGAAATCTAAGTGTCTTAAAACAATATCATAGTTAATTATTGAAGTAGATGAAAAGTCATATAAGTCATTTAATCGTAGTTGATACCTTACATCAAATAGATTTAAGTTACCTTTGTTTGAAAATGGGAATATATTAATAACTGAGATAACTGTTTCTGGAACAACTAAGAAATTATTGTCTTCATACCAAGTAGTTGAAACGCTATTTTTGGTAGCCGTTTCACTTGACGGATTAATAGCTGACAATCTTGCTTTGTCGGCTGCTGTAAGTTTGTATTTTAAATAAGTTCGTCTAATACCATCATAGTGGTACTGTTGAAAATACTGTACAGCTTCGTCTATTCTATCTTCTAACTGGTCATCATCCACATTGATTTCAATGACCGGTTTACCAAGATTTCTTAGACAATACTGTTTAAGTGTTTCTCTGGTGCTTGGAGTTGCCATAAGTTATATTCCCTTTTACTATATTTATAAGATTTTTAAACTATCTTTGGGAATAGATTGTCACTACAGAATAACTTAATATCGTTCTCAGGAAGGCCTAATGATTGCATAACCCTAGGCGTATGTGGGTTCATTTGTTGATGGTGGCAGTAGTAATTTTGCGCCTCAATGACATCATCTCTACTGGAATCACCTGAATATGTGCCAATTCTGGCAAGATAATTATGTAAATTACCTAATGCAATATCACATATTTGATTTAATTCAACAATATCTTTTACATTACCAGCTGCAATCATACCACCACTAAAGATAGCCTTTGCCCAATCAGGCAATTCTCTTTCTTTACTAGGTTTAAAATCTTTTACTTCGTTAATAAACCACTTTGTTAATGGGTGTTCTTTTTGTAATAAAGGTGAGAAATCGTGGAAGGCACCTGTTACTTTGTTTTGACCTGCAATAATATCAAAACCATAAATCGGTCCACCATTGTCTAACTCTGGAAATAAACAGACATGCATCATCCAAAGTTTTTTACTTTCTCTTACATCAACCACATCAACATGAGCTCTTCGAACAACATTGTTTCTCCATGTTCTGTTAACCCAACCATATTCTGGATTGTTAAATCGTTCCATTCCTGGTTCGTTATATTCTTCACACTGAGTATTCAACATGGCAACCATGTCGTCTTTCAGTCTAATTAGTCTTTCCCAAATCATTCATTTCCCCAAATAGTTTAGTTGCATAATCAAAACAAAGTCTTGCCTCTGGTAAAACTGTGTGTTGATATATGTTCAAATAAGTGTTAATTTTATCTCTTACAATCTCTTTATACTTATATTCGTCTGGTCTAAAGAAATAATAATTATTAGGACCTGGTGTTTTTCTTCTAATCATTTGGCCACCAGATAAGTCACCTAAATGTCTTACATAGATATGTGCATATAAACTTTCTGCACTTTCTTTAATTAATTCTATATGTTTAATATAATCAACTGTACTTTGTGTAAGTGTTGGTGTATCATCAAATTTCCATAATGACTGATAATCTTTTCGTATTCTATCAGCTCTTGGTAAATTGGGTGTATCAACAAACAAAGAGTTTTCAATACCCCTATCTTCTAAAGCACGATAACAATGATATTGATTATACAAATATATAGCATATAGATTTGGGTCTATATTACCTGACATAAGAGTCCTTACAAACTCTTGCCTTTCGGCATTTTTATGTTGTTCTAAAGTTAATTCTTTTATATCAAGCATTACCATTTACCAATAGGACATTTAACTAAAGGAAGTTTCCATTTTACATCCATGAAACAACCACACTTTTCACATCTAGGAATTAAACCTTTAGATTTGTCTTCAACAATTTTAAAAGTTTTTGTACCATCTTCATTTTCTTGTTCAAGTTCCATTTTTTCTGGAAAAATGTGAGTTAAATATCTACATTTTCTACAGATTTCTTCTCTTTCTTTAGCGTTCATCTTTATTCACCAATATAATATTAACAGATATTCTCCAATATGGACATTCTGTAGATGGTCCTTCACCATCATGCATTTTATTTGTATCAAAAATTACAAACCTACTAGGTATGTAGTCAACAAAATTATTTTCAATTTGTAGTCTTCCACCCCATTCTGGTTTCCATTCAGGCGTTAAAAACCCTACAATTGAAACACCTTTCTTTTCGGTATCTGTATGCATTTCTGTATATGAAGTTGGATTTTTTGCACCTAAATGAATTCTATAAAGCTCTGTAGGTAAAAAGGCACCATATGTTTCATAATATCTTTGTCTTAACTGTTCTACAATACCACTAAAAAATCCACACAGTAAAGGATTACGCACCTCGCCTGTGTGTTCTTTTATGATATGTCCTGGAAAAGCGTGGTAATTTCTTTTTTTAGAAACACGACCAATACTCCACATTCCTGTGTTAGTTATTTGGTCGTATAAATCGTAAAGTGTTGGCTCTGAAATTACTTCATCAAATATTGTTGTATTCATAATAACTCATAATATATTTAGTCAACTTTTATTTAACCATAATGCCGTTGTTTCTTAAAGTAAAGATGTAAGCGCCTGGATCCGAACCGCCTCTATAATGCATACCAGTTAAAAGTTTTGTACCTGCACCTGAACCAACTAGTGAGTTGATTGTTCCCGTATAGTCGGAAGCAGCAATTGTACAAGTAGGTGCTGTATGGTTATCAGACATTGTAAAGATAGGTTGTGTTCCGTCTGAGAAGTTGAAACCTACATTGGAACTACCTTCCATATCGTTATGATATAGATAGAAGTCTGAACCTTTATAACCAGTTGCAAGTGTGCCCTCTAATGCGTTTAACCATGCATTGTTAATTGTTGTACTGTTTACAGCGTCTTTGTATAAAAATGTATAGTTACAGTATGGAGCAGTATCACAAGCATCAAAGAACGCAAGTGTTAAAGTACCTACTGTATATGAACCTAAGTCTGTACATGCACAAGAACCTGAACCACAACTTGTACCTATGTCTGTTCCATTACCAGATGTGTTTCCAATATACCAATAAGAGTAACCTGGATTAGGTGATAATCTCACATAACCTGTTGTGCCTTCAAAGTATAATTGGTGAGCAGTAGTTTGTCCTGGTGGTTTAAACCATCTATTACCATCTGTTGTAACGCCAGCAGCTGTAGCCTCAGCTGGACTTGCAATTGCTAAGGCCTCACTTGAACCATCAGGCGTAATAGTTGTTACTGTGAATGCTCTACTGTTTGTGTTAGTACCGTCAGAAGCAGTAATTGTAAATGAATTTGATGCGGCTGTATCTGGTGTTCCTGAAATTGTAAAGACACCTCTGTTTCCGTTCCATGAAAATACACCTGAAGTGCCTGATGGTAATGAACCAGATGTAACGGTCATATTTTGAATTGCCGTACTATCGGGGTCATAACACTCAATTTCAACAGGCGTCATAGCTGAACCTGTGACACCAATATCTGCCAGTGAAGCACTTGTTATAAATGTTGGTGTAGAACCTGCATCTAATACTTCTTCTAAAGTTGATGCAAGACCAGATGAGTTAATAATCTTTACATCATATGGTTCGTTTGAAACACCCATAGCTGCTGTAGTAGTAGCAGTGGCACTTGAAGCAGAAATTCTATTTACTGATAATCCGTCATATTCTGTACCATCAGCACCAATAAACTTAACTTGAACAGTTGATGAAAAGTTTGAACCTGAAAGAGTAATTGTTGCTAAAGTAGAACCATCAGAAGCCCAACTTGAAGGAGAAATACCCGTTAAAACCGGTGGACTATCAATTGGTTTCCAGTTTTCACCATAGTATTCTGCTAAACCTGTTTCTGTGTTATATCTTAATCTGCCTGACTGGTCAACTCGTTGAGCAGTAGTACCTTCAGGCAAATCAATACCAGTAGTTCCTGTGAACTCGGTGTTTTTATTTTTAAAGTCTTTTAAATTACTCATTTAATCCTCTACTACTATTTATCTATTAATTTTCTATAAGTTTCCAGCCATAAGTTGCACCAGTATAAACTAGTCCAATTGAAGCATTTTCTTGCGATACAGTCATATCAGAAGCATCACCCATAATATTTTTAGTGTTTCTACCAATTGTTAAATTGTTTGTATCAAAAGAAGCGGCCAAATCTAAAAATCTTACTTGGTCTCCAGTTTGTGGATTAGCAGGTAAATTTAAAGTAACTGCACCGCCAGATGTATCTACAAAAATTCTGTCATTAGCCGCTACAGTGTCACCAGTGTCACCAACAGCTTTTGATGACCAAGGATTACCACCACCTAGGCCAGTCCATTGTGTTCCATTATAACCTTCCCATGTAACTAGTGAAGCGTTATATCTAAATGCACCTGTGTATAAGTTACCGCCTGTAGGTCTTTGTGCTGTTGTACCTGTTGGAGGAACCCATGCGCCTGTACCAGCAAAATCTCTTGTTAAGTAACCAACTATTGCTCTTTCTGTTGGCACAGCAGTATTACTATCACCAGACAATGTTTGGTCAGTTGAGAATTCGTTAATTGTTGCACCTAACTCAGCACCAATAGAACCAAGTTGTAACTCAGTCAAACCTGAAAGGTCAAATGCGTCTGCGTTTAGAGTTGCAATACCTGTTGCCTGTTCAATTCTAAATTGGTCACCAACTCTAAAGTCACCTTTTTGGTCAGTTGATGTAAAGTAAACACGGCCACCATTTGTTTCAGTAACCTCATCATCTTGTGAAGCCGGCTGAGAAGGACCTCCTGGATAATTTGTAGTAGTGAAATCACCTGTACCAATATCTAAGAAGTCGTGTCCTGTTAATCGAACATTTGAAAAATTTGTTGTAATTGTAGTTGTTGTGTTATCAGCAATTGCGTTAACTTCAGTAATTGATGTTGTTAAACGAACCGTTGCAATTCTTGTACCTGTGTTTGTTTCTGATACAGCAGATACTCTATAATATGTACTGTCGCCAGCAAATTGAATATTAGCACCAACTGTAATAGCAGTTGCACTTTCTAATGTTGCATCACTTGAATCCAAAGTAATAAGTGGACCAATCTGACCAACCTGAGCAGCTGAACTATCGCCAACTGAACTATCTAATTGTACTTGGAATGTAGAACTATCTTCTTTTGTGATAGTAACAGTTTCACCTTGTTGGAAGTTACCTGTTCTACCATTGATGTGTAGATAGTCTAACGAAATATTTGTTCTATGAATATTAGCAGTTGCACCTGAAGTATCACCAACAATTGTAGCTGTACCTTGTGCTTGTGTAGCAATCATATCCTGTATATCGGATTCTGTAGCTGCACCTACAAATGTTGTTGCATCATATTTTAGAATTTCACCTTTTGCCTGTACTGTAACAGCACTTTCAGAAGCAAGTGTTCCGTCCGCTTCAGCACCTTTTTCACCATAAGCAGATGAACAGTTTAGACCTCTGATAAAACCACCGGATTCTGCATAGAATGATTTATCACAATAGTATGTGAAGATAGAAACCATTTCACCACGACCACCGCCTAATGCATGAACACCACGGCCATCGGAGTTAATTTGTGTAAAGTCATTTGCAAGAATTGATTTATTGCCTGAACTGTGTAATAGTCCGTCAATCTGAATACCAGTTGCACTGGAATTTACAGACGAACAGTTTTGAATATAAGGTGAAGCGGTTGTAATTGAACCACTAGGGTCTAATGATGTTACAGAAGCTTTACTTGTGCCACCAGCAGTTGGTGTTCCTGTTAAACCTTTCATTGACATTTGAACAAGGTTTGTTTGATTATTCAACAACCACATATTAGAAGCATTATTGTTTTCTAAACTATCTACATCTAATACTAAATCACCTGTACCTGAACCAATATCTGCAGCTGCAATTGTAATTGTATCAGCAACTACAAATCCTGTACCGCCGTGATAAATTGTTACTGCTGAAACAGCACCACTTGAAACTGTTATATTTGCAACAAAAGATGAAGCAATACCATTTGTAGATGTTGTTGAAGTACCGTGAACATAATTATATGTGCCGTCTGTTGCACCACTTGTATTTGAATTGATTGAAACTGTTGCGACTTGATGACCTGTTCCAGAGTTAGGTCTTACCTCAGTACCTCTTAAACTTTCACCTTGTACTGTAACACCAGCAGGAACTCTTAAAGGTAATGTTTCTCTATAAACACCATTTTTAACATAAACAACATCACCAACTGAAGCAGAAACTACTGTAATTGTAATTGAAGTTGCACCACCTAATTGTGAACCACTATCTGAGAATGTAATTATATCACCAGCAGCGTGGCCTGAACCACCATTTGTAATTGTAACTGTTGGTGTAGATGAACCATCTAAAACTACTCTTGCTTGAACGCCTGTTCCTGAACCATCTGTGCCTGTTTGTGTAATGTCATAAGTTCCTGGAGTACCGCCTGTACCACCTGTAACTGTATCAAAGTCAACAACATCTCCTGAAGTTGCAACTGATAGTGCTTTATAAATTGTTTTAAATGGTAAAAATTGTGAACCTGGATTACTGTCTGAACCTGAGTTTGCAACATAAAGAACATTTTTACCTTCAGCATTTGACCAAATAGGGTCTGTACCGTCTGTAGATAAAACTGAACCAACTACGCCGATAGGCAATCTTGCAGCTGCGGCTGCATCTTGGTAAATTAAATCACCTCTTGTATTTAATACGGCACCTGTATCTCCTTGAGCAACAACTTGCCATACTGTAGCGTCTGAACCTGGAGTGACATTGACTTGTCTATCTTTCAACATCACATAAGAAGTAGAAACATATCTTACAACATCACCAATATTATAAGTTGTGGCTGCGTTGTAACCACCAGTACGATAATTGAATCCTTTAACTAATAGATTAAAGTTTGTTGTATTTGTAGTACCATCTGTATTTGCTGGATATTCGTTTGAGTGATTGTTTACTGCAACATAAACATTACCACCATAATTAACAACATCACCAGTTTTATAAGCTGTTCCAAAAGAGAAATCACCAGTATTATTATAACCAGTTGTGATTACATCCCAATATGAATTGTCTGTTGGAGTATTACCAGCACTTGGTGTTGAATTTACATAAACATATGTGTAACCACCATAAGATACTATATCACCATCTTGGTATGTTGTGCCAGCATTATAATTGTCTTCCCATTGTAGGCCTTCAGAATATACTGTAAATTTTGTTTCATCAAATGTTGATGTTGAAGTGTGTGCTGTAGTTACTTTGTATTGATAAGCACCGTATTTTACAACATCATTTAATTTATAAGTTTGTGAAGATGCCCAATCACCTTTGAAATCTAAACCATCAACAAATAATGAGAACTTTGTTAAGTCCATTGTTTCAGTAGAAGATGTGTACTCAGTTGTACATCTGTATTGTCTTCCACCGTATTTTACAATATCATTTAATCTATACTGTGTTGAGTTAGCGTAATCGCCTCTAAAAGTTAAACCATCATTATATTGTTCAAAGTTTGATTGATTTAATACTGCACTTGAAGATGTATGAGCAGTTGTTACCCGATAGTTTTTACCACCGTAAGATACTAGGTCATTTAATTTATACCATGTAGCGTCTGCGTATGCACCTTTAAAAAATAGTGCTTCTGCTTGTAAAGACCAATAATCTGTATATGTTCCTGGATTTGTGTAGAATAAGTTTTCGTTTGAAGGAGATGTGTGGTTAGCCGTACACACATAGGTATTACCGCCGTACTTAACCACATCATCAATTAAGTATGATGTGCTAGTAGCCCAATTGCCTCTCCATTTAAATTTAATTCGACCTAGTTTAAAATCTGCCATGGTTTACCTTTAATTACTAATACTATTTATACGAGTTTATACTGCGCTTTGCCAAGATGTTGACGATACAGTTGATGTACTATCAAATGTAGAAAAATCATCACTTGTCAAGGCTGTTGCACCCCTACTTCTATTTTCCCTTTTAACAAAATAACCATTGTCATCAACATAGTAAGTTGCATCACCGCTTTCATGTCTAAATTGATGATAAAAGTCATTATCGTAATTTTTATATTTTTTATCTACTTTACAAATTGCAATTTGAGCACCTGATTTAGGTTTTGCAATAAATGTCACCGTTGGAGAACTATATGTAAATTGTTCTCCTAAAATCTGTTTTACTCCATCTAAGTACACGCAAACTCTTGTATCATCTAAAACTGGTTCATTCATAGTAAACGCTAGAGTTGAACCATCACCAGTTTCATATTGAGTTTCACCTGATTGTACAAAAGGAGCATCATCTGTATATTCAAAATCTCTGGATATTTGAGATGTGCCGTTCATATCAGTAGGCGAACCATTTTGATAATCAATAGTTTCTGTGCTATCTTTATCTATTTTTGTATAATACAGCATACCCTCAGTTGTTCTTCTAAGAGCGTGAAAGGTCTCTTTAGATTGTTGTCCTTCTGGTACTACATATCCTAAAGTAGCCATTAACTAATCTCCAATATACTTGCATATGCCTCAACATCTACTGAAGAGGAATCTGGATTTGGGTCAGCATATATTCTGAGAATATCATTATTTTCTAAATTGATTGTTTGTCTAAAACTAATGTATTGTTAGCAGCCACATTTAAACTTCTACCTACATGATAAAAAGTTGAACCACCATCTGTGGTAACTTTTACATTTACTTTAGCTGCATTTGTTGAACTTTTATTTGAGATATAAACAGCGTGAATAACAGCAGTTACACCTGAGCCTGAAGCTGTGTAAATATTTCCTGTTGCGTCATCTAAAACGCCAACATCTAAACCTGCGTTTTTAAAACTACTAGCCACTTATTATCCTCCAAACACAATAGCGTATGCTAAAGCATCACCGTCCATTGCAACTGTACCTGATTGGTCAGGCAATGAGATTGTGTTATCTTTAGTCGGTTCTTGTACTGTTAAAGTTGTTTCAAAGGCGTTTGCTAATGCACCTTCAAATACTAAATCTGAACCATCAAGTACAATATCATTGTTTGTTACTGCACCTGAAGTAGTAACATCTTGTAATGTTACGGCGCCTGCACC